GACATAGTGGATCCAGGACCTAATGGTGCCGTTAACATAGAGTCGAGATTCCATAATACCTTCTGGTAAAACCGAGCGAGCTTGTTCTTTGGCAATACCATTTTTGATTGCCCATTCATATGATTTCTTTGCTGCATTTGTAACCTCTGCTTGTTGTTTATACCAATTTAATTCTAGATCAACTCTTTCATCACTATCCATCATATTAGATAGTTCAATACTATTTTGTCTATTCTTTGTATCCTGAAGTCTTGCTTGCCTCATAATAAAATTAAGATCTTGTGTAGGATCTGCATATCGTTGTGAAAACTCTTGGAATGAAAAGGATCTGTGTCGTAATAGTTGACGGGCAATATCACGAGTAGTAGTTACTTCCAGGCAAGCGCTAACCATTTCAAATGGCGACCAGTGTTTTTCTCGGATGAGATATCGTAATAGTCTTTCTGACGTTTCGGTGTTGTCTTGGTTGGATGGATTCGAGACACGGGCTGTATACGCAATAATGTCCTGGAGACTTTCATCTTTCTCTCCCTTTGAATAACTAATTAGTTTTACACTCATGGATTTAAAATTCCTATCACATAGTTTTCTGCAGCATTCTCTGCATAGATCTCGCTATGGTCATATAAGGTTCGAACTTCAATTAGTTCTTCCCCTTTATATAATTCTACATAGAATCCTTTATTATTTCGCATAACGTTTGCTTTTCTATCATGATATTCTTCATCACCCCAATAGGTACTTAATTCGTAATTTTTATATTTCATAGCTTAAAATCCTTAAATCTTTGTCCGGTTTCTGTCCTATCAAAGACTGGTGTATCATCAGTAAGATCCTGTTCATTTTCATCAACATCATAAAGACGCATCTTAGAACGATCTACGCCAAGAACGAATCTCTTATGGAGTGTCGGATCATTATATCTATTCTTTAATTGTTTTACAGCTATTTGACCCATTTGTTCTAATTCTTCAGTCGAAATAAGAGCAAACATTAAATCAGCGGTAGCGGGTAATCCAAAAGACTCGGACGTATCTTCAAGCCCAACATCTGAGTTAGAATAACCAGAACGAGTCGTTTGCGTTGCAGAGAAGATCGGTACGTCGAATTCGACCGCAAGACCACGTAGCTCTTCAGCAATTGCCTTAATGTACGAGTATGAGTTAATTGCACCACCCATTCCTTTCATGCGAGATGAAGCACAAATATTTAAATAATCAATAAAGATAATATCTGGCTCAAATTGTTTCTTTAGTTTTAATTCATTTAAGAGTGCACGGAAATGACCTGAATGTGCTGATCCTGTAGGATATTCTTTTACGATTAGCTTACCTGTTGTCTTCTTAGCAAGATTTGCAACCTTTTGTGTAAAATCCGTTTTGGAAACATTTGATAATTGATCAATAGGAATATTCAATAGATTTGCATCGATACGTTCTGCAATACGTTCTTCTGCCATTTCCATTGTAATATATAAAGCATTTTTGCCTTCTACCAAAGCACTAGCAGCAACATGACACATGAATAAAGACTTGCCAACGCCAGTACCTGCAAGGGCAATGTTAAGTGTTTTATTTGGTACACCACCCTTTGTAATCTTGTTAAAATACTGAAGATCAAATGGTATACGATCTTCTTCTGTATGATAAAATTCATAACGTTCTTCTACATTTTCAATATAGTCGTGACCAATATTAGTATCAAATCCAACACCTAATGCTTTTTGTAAAAGATCAGGTAAAGCATTTTTTGTTAGTGAATCATGCTTACCATCAATAATAGTAATTGATTCCATAATAGCATTATAGATTGCTCTATCTTGACACCATTTTTCAGTTGTATCTAATAGCCAATTTTCATCAATTTCTTCTCTGGAAAAAAGATGCGGAATAATATCATTCGCTAAGGAATACTGTTCACCGGTAAGTCTATCAGATTGATCAAGTTCAATAATAAACGATTCCGAAGTTGGAAGCTTATTATACTTCCCAACAAACTTACCGGCTTCTTTAAATAATATACGATAGACACCTTCGAAGTAATCTGGCTTTATAAACGGAAGAACTTTCCGCATATAATTTTCGTCTGTTAAAAGATTACGAAGAATAGTCTGTTCAATGTTTTTTTGCAAGTTTACCTTCTTCCCTCATCTGTTCACGAATCTTAGTAGCTGAAATAGAATGTACTTCTTTTCCAAGATCGTGTTCTGTAAATGTATACCCAACGCCACGTCCATATCCAATGTCAACGATGTTTGGTACGATCATTATAACGTAATCTTCGTCTTCTGTAAACCCTTCTTTTTTTAATCCCAAACGAATATTTTCTTTTACAGTTTTAATATCAAATGGATTATCATCTTGACCGGGAACACGTGAATTTGCTTCGCGTGCCTCTGGTACTGTACGGATCATAATAGCTACTTGTCCAGTCATAGCATGGCATCTTTTAAATAGTTCTGAATGACCATCATGCCATGGTTGCCAACGCCCAAGCATCTGTACTGTTGGATTTTTCCAGTCGAATTCTTTAATAATAATATCAGCCATTTTATACACCGTAACCCTTTATTTCTGTAGCGATTTCTTCGATTTCTTTATCGGATAAGAATCCTTCTACTACCCAATCAACTAGTTCAGGTTTTTCAAACATATTATTTGTATCTTCAAACCTTCCTTCTTCGATAGTATTTAACCAAATAACTAGATCTGGATTAAAGGCGTCTCTTGTCTGTCGAGTAGGACAGACAAAATCGCAGATGACATATCGACCATGAGATTTTTCATAGTCAGCGAATGTCTTCATTCGATTTGCCTGTCTTACCCTACCTTCAGGAGAGAAGTCCCAATCATTCGCCATCTCGCGAACTTTATCTGCATTATACCATGCTGATCCTAAATATTTTTGTAGTCTTTCTGATAGCCAGGTTTTACCTGCGCCCGGCAGGCCCATAACTAGAATTTTCATTTTTAGATTTATCCTTGATTTCGTTTACTCTTTTTTGCATCCAAGCAATTGCAGTATTAATATGACCTGTATCATGAGGTTGGAGCTGAGATTCTGCATATGCTATTTCTTCCATTAACATAATAATACGATCAATATCTGATGTTAGTGCCATATCTATTCTTCTTCCTTTGTCATTAATGATCCATCAGAAATAGCCTGTGCAATAACAGATTGAAGTATATCACCTGCTTCCTCTTGTAGATCTAAGTTACTAACTTCCAGGTCCTGGTCTGGTGTAGATACAATTGAAAAATTAAAATTCATCTCACCTTCGCGAACTTTGTTAAAAGAGATAGCTCCATACTGAAGTACTGTCTCAACAAAGTCACCTTCTAGAATACGTACGTTCCAGGCCTGTTCATGTTCATCTGAAGGAATCAACTCATAATGTACCCCTTCAGACTTTCTTTGTAAGTCTAAAGACACTAGCATTCCTCCGGTTGAATTAAAGAATTACCAATACAATACCTAGTTTTTAAGAACTCTTTAAAATCGGTTTCTTCTAAAATAGGTAACCAGAATTCTTCTTCTAGTGTTTGTTTTTCTCGTACTTTTGGCTCAAGTAATTCACCAGTCTCCCGGCTAACCCTGCAATACCAGCCATTAGACGGCTTAGCAACATATTTACCTTCGAGAGCAACGTCAAGAAGGCCAGACCACTTTTGTACTCCACCTTCCCAAGACACCGAAATAGGAATCTTTGACTTTTCCCTAACATAACGCGATTTCTCCACATTAATTACAAAGTGGTAGCCTTTAATCTCTGTACCTTGTTTGTCTTGTTGACGACCAAGAATCCAGATATTATTTGCACTGTAATAAATACCAGTACCACCAGAAACAATTGCTTTAGGGAATAATCCCATCTCTTGATATGTATGATTGATAGCAATGAGTGGAATATCTTTCATGTTAAGATACGGCGTAACCATACGGAAAAGACCTTTAAGGGCTTTCGCGCGTGACATATCAGCAACCGATTTCTCGTTAATCGCATCTTCCATTTCTTTCTTTGAAGCCAAGTTGCCGATAGAATCGATCATAATAATAACCTTATCATTACGATCTAGTTCTTCTAGCTGGCCAATAATATCGAATTTTAATACTTCTACATCTGTAATAGGTGTATGAAGTACTCGTGATGTATCGATATCAAATTGTTCAAAATAAGATTGCGGAGAACCAAATTCTGAATCATAGAAAAGTATTACGGCATCAGGATACTTTTTCAAGTAAGCTGATGCCATAATAAGACCGAAGGAAGTCTTAAAGTGTTTGGATGGGCCAGCTAGTACTGTAAGTCCTGGCGCAAGTCCGCCATCCACGGAACCGGATAGGGCAACATTAATCATAGGAACGTCTGTTGGTACCATATCCTGGCTATTAAAAAATTTCGAATCTGCAAGAATAGAAGTTTCTTTGATCTTACTATTCTTTTTGAGTTTATCCATAATACTCATATATCTCTCCTGAATTGATGTACATATTATATCATAATATAGCCTGAGTGTAAACCTTTAATTCATTAATAATTTTATTTTCAAATGATTTATCATTTAGGTTTCTATTCAATGGTGATGGATGCGGAGCAGCAAAGTGCTCCACACCCAATTTATTTAAATATTTGGAAACGAATCCTCCCAATGCTATAATCCTGTGACCAGACATATCAGTCAAAAAGATATCTTCTTCTTTTAGCTTCGCCTTAGGTTCATAACAAAGATTAGTAAAGCCATAGAAATCGATACCACATTCATCCATCCACTTATGAAGTCTTTTCATAGTAGGAGACTTAAGTATATTCTTTTTGGCTGGACTATGTCCAATGATTAGGATTTTATTCTTCATTTTTTTCTTTTATTAAAAATGCCATGTCAGTTTCTAGTTTCTTAACCCTTTCTTTTAAATCCATAGCTTCTCTGCTTAATCGCATATTTGTGTATTCCACATTTTCACCTACGACGCCGCGCTCAGTTTGATACTGCTTTTTAATCCATTCTTGGGTTGCTGACATTGGTTAACTCCCATTTAACATTTGCTTCGTTAAACATTTTTTGTGTTAATTGCCAAGAGTCTTTCCACCTATTTGGAATTGATCCATCCATAACAATTCTCTTGACGCCGACTTGGATAATACCTTTTGCACAATCTGAACAAACAGGTAATCCATGAACATACATTGTTGATCCATCGAGTGAAACACCATTGTATGTTGCATTAAAAATGGCATTCATTTCTGCGTGAACTACCATTTTATATTTTAATTCCCGATCATAGTAACGAGTAAGACTATCGTCTATACCCCGGGGAAACCCATTATAGCCTGTAGAT